TTGAACTTCAGCAATTCAATCTTGGCACTTCGATGCCGGGCCGAACAGGCCACAGGCGGAAGTGGGAAGTCCCTTTGTAGTCGCTGAAGCGGTGCTGGTACAGCGCGTCGATCACGTCGGCTGCAAGCGGGCCGGCCGCCTGCCGTGCGTCCGATCCGCTGGCCAGATCCGTCAGGTTGCGCGCCGCGATCACTGTGAGCCAGGTCTGTTCGATAGCTGCGAAAGCCGGCACATCGGCGTCGCGCACCCGGTAGCCGCGATAGAGCACATGCACGGCCGGGGTCGGCTGAGCCGACTCGGCGATTCCGGCCAGATCGGCCGCGCTCAGCACGTGCACATCGGCCGGCAGTGCGCTCTTCAGGCGCGCGACGATCAGCGGTTCGAGCGCGAGGAAGTTGTCCGGGCGCAGGCTCATTGCACGTACTCAAACACCGTTGCGCCGCCGCTGCTGGCAATACGGATCGCGGTTACCGGCCCGGGAAATGTGACCAGCGTTGGGTCCGTGATTCCCGCTTCGAGCTCGATCCAGTTGGCGGTCTCGGGGGCGCTGCGCAGCTGTGCTGTGGGCGTTGCAGTAACCTCGATCGACGCTGTGGCGCCAACGTCAGGATGCACGGCGACACTCCACGGCGCGCGGATGCGGTCGATCAATGCCGCCTCGCCCGCGGCGACCGTGAAACTACGGCCGGTATCGGAAAACAGCCCCATCTCAGAACCCCTTCAGCGTTTCATCAGTGATCTGGCGCGGTTCGAAGTGCGACCACACATCCGGATCCGAGGACTGCACGTCGGTACGGCCCAGGCTCACGCGCCCGGCGGCAAAGTCGCGCAGGTAGTCATCGGCCCAGCGCGTGCCCTCAATCATTTCCTTCTGCACGGGCGTACCGAACAGGCGCCGCCATGCGATCGTCGCAACCACCGTCGGCAAATCGCTCGCGGCCACAAGTTCAGGTGTCAGCGGTGCGGCGAGGCGCGGCGTGATGTAGGTGTCGGCGTGCCGGCTCGCGCGATCGAGCGTGTCTTCGAGCAGCATCAGGGCGGCTTCTGCCAGCGCGACCGCCTCGGGCGCCCAGGCGCTGGTATCGCCGCCTTCGGCCAGCGTGCGCAGCAACTCGCCGGTTACGCGTGCATCCTGCGCCGCACGCTGGGCAAGATCGCTCCAGCCCCGCGTGGCCACACGCGCAAGATCGGCAAGCTCGGCGTAGCGGGCCATGGCGCGCGCTTAGGTGGTCGGATGCACGTGCGGCTGCAGGATGACTTCGATCAGCACACCATCGCCGCCGGCTGCCGCTACCGCACGCCCGCAATTGTCGGTGATGCTGCCGGCCACCGCCTTGCCGTCGGTACCGGGCTTCACGAACGCCCCGGCCGCGATCTCGCCGCCGGCCTCGACCAGGTACGAGTACCCGGTTACCACGCTGATCGCGTCGCCGATCTCGCCAGCCGTCTCGCTCACGCCCTGGGCGTCGGTGGCGCCACCGGCGCCGGCGGTGCCGACGGCGTACCCGCCGGCAAACGAGATGAGTCGGTGTGCGGCGACGGCCGCCGTCAGGACCACCGTAGCGGAATGCTGTTTGTCGAATTGACGCATGGTCGATTACTCCTTGGTGCGGCGCACGCGACGCGCGGCCGGTTGAGGTTCGGGTGCCGGCTCGGGCTGGTCAGAGCCGGCCGGCCGCTCAGCGCCCCCCGTAAGGGGTGCTGCATCGCTCGTCGATGAGTTCGGGTCGCGCTCGATGGCCTGCATGGCCACGAGCTGCTCGACATCGCGCGCATCGAGATCGGGCAACGGCTCGCCGGGAGCGAACTCCCGACGCTCACCGTCGACCACGGCCAGTACGCGCACCTTGGCAAGGTATCCGTCCATGACCGCGATCACTTCGGGTTCTGGAACAGGAACGCGGCGGTGTTGTAGGCCACGTTCGGCTTGCGCTCGTAGGTCGCGCCGTAGATCCAGGACTTCTGCCCGTGGTCGTAGTACGGCTGCTCGGCAAACGGGTGACCATCGAGCACGTTCGTGAATCCGAAGGCGGGCTCGGCGAGGCTGATATCACCCGTGCTGCCGTTCATCTTCGGCACGTAGGCAAGCACCGCGTTGTTGCCCCACACATCGGCGCCGACATCGGCATCGTTGATCCACACCGCATCGCCGACCACGATCTCGTCCAGGCCGAGGATGTTGCGCAGCTGCTCGACCGTTGCCGGCCCCTGCTGGCTGTCTGGCAGATACGCCCGGACCTGCGCGTTGTGGCGCAGCGCGGAATGTGCGTCCGCGGACAGCGTGAGCTTGTTCGGCCGCTTGCCGATCTTCTTGCGGATCGTCTCGGAAGCCGCCTCGATGTCCGTCACCGGCTTGCCGTCGGCGTGGCTCCACTTGGTCGAGCCCGACAGCGCCAGCACATGGCCGCTCGCGTACGTTCCCGAGGTCGTCGCCAGCTCCGCAACTTCCAGCTCGTAATCCAGCGCGAGCACGTCGTTCGCCGTCAACATTGCGATCCGGCTGATGTCGAGGTTCGCAGTCAGGTTCAGGCGGCGTGCCTCTTCAGACTCCCGGATCAGCTCACGCGGGATCGGGATCTCAACCGCGTACTGTTCGACCGAGTAGGTCTTGCCCTCATACTTGATCTGGATCTGCTTGGTCGCGGTGCCCGGCGCGCGGCGCAGGCTGTAGCGGCGAAAGCGCTCGTCGCCAAGCTGCGCGAGCTGAATCGACGACAGCGCCTGCGGCAGGCGGGGGAAGAGCTTTTCTGCGATGTACGTACCCTGACCCATCCCCAGCAGCAGGTTGGTCAGGACGGGGTTCGCCTTGAGGCGGATTTCTTCCGGAGTCATGGTCTCGGTTCCTCGTGGTTCCGGTGATCGGTCAGGCCGTGAAGCTCACGACCCGGGACAGCGCTTCTGCATAGCTCACGCTGTGCTGCGCGGCGTACTGCTTCGCCTGGCGATCCAGCTCGGCATCATCGGCCGGCCGCTCGGCGCGACCGGTCTTGCCGGGCGCGAACTCGCCAAAGCTCACCACCGGCTTTGCTCCAGCAATCAGGCCCTTGAGCCATTCGGTTGGCAGCACCTTCTTCGTGGCGCCGCCCTCGGCGAACTCCACCGGCTGCGCATCGGCCAGCACGTCGAGCACCGCCACGGCGGCTTCCTTGTCCTTCGGTTGCAGCGTACCGGCCTGCACCTGCTGTTCGCAGAAACTCACGAACCCAGCATGGCGCTCGGCGCGCTGCTGCTCGGCAAACTGTGCGAGCTTGGCATCGGCATCCTGTTTCGCCTGTTCAGCCGCCTGGGCGCGCGCCAGCGCAGCGCTCTTTTCTTGCTCGGCCGCGTCCAGCTTGGCCTGGAGTTCCTTGTCCATCTGATCGTCCTCTTCGGTGGTTTCGGTGGTCTCGGTGGTATGGCCGGACGGATCTCCGGCTTCGGAAAAGCTGACCGCGCCGGCAGCGTCGTCGGCGAACTGAATATCCTTGAGTCCAGCAATGGCGGGCGGCTGCGCGCCCAGAAACGCGACGTGGCGCAGATACCACTTGCCCGGCGTCGGGTTATTCGGGTGGCTCGGGGGGTAGAACGAAGCGCTGCGCTTGGGGAAGCGGCGCTGGAAAACCATCTCGGCGAACTGCGGCTCGACGTCGCCGGGCTGCATCACCAGGCGATCGCCCTGCACAGCGAGGCCCTTCACCCAGCCGTAGGCCGGGCGGTTGTGCTCGGGATGGCCGACCGTGAGCGGCGCCTCACGCACGGCCGGGTTGTAGGACGCAGCCATGTCGGCCACATCACCCGGGGTGAAGACATGCACATCGCCCTGATCGTCGATGTGACGGCCCGGGCGGAAGATCTCGATACGGTCGGGAAGCTGGGTATCCATGCCCCGCATGCTGCACGCGGGTCGTGGGTTGCCCTCAGTAAAGCGCTTTACAGTTTGCGGGCGGCGGAGGTGCGCCCAACTGGACAATAGAGCGGACGCGCTCTCGCGCGCCGCTCATCTATGGGTTAGAAGGCTCGCACCGGCATGCCTCAACAGTCACCTTCCAAGTGCCAGCGAATCGCGGCTCTACTGTGCAGCCATCGTGCAACCACTTGCCGAGCAGCCGCCCGGCCTCTTGTCGGTCGTGGCGCTCGCAGTCCATCGCGCCGACGATCACCCCGCATTGGCATGTCGCCACGAACCCGGTCGGCTTGCGCTTCACGGCGCCGCCTGCTCTGCAAGCGCCGGAAGGCTGTCCGGGAACGCGACCTCAATCGGTACGGGCTTGCCCGCCACAATCCGGTAGGTCGTGCAGGCGCCGACCGTGAGGCGCACCATCTTGAATTCGTCGCCTTCGGAAAAGTCGCCGTGTTTCTTGCCGTCCTCGACGGCTTCTTCCACGCTGGCCCAGTGGGAGTTCCACTCGTAATCCGGTACGAAAATTTCCACCTTCTAACTCCTCAATCGAGAGGGACGGACGCTTCGCGCCGCCCCTCATTTCCAGCGTTGAGCGTCACACCACACCGAGCACGCGCTGGATCATTTCGCGCGCCTCGCTTGCGTTCAGCAGGTTCGTGCCGGTCGGCCAGAGTGGCGAGCCGTGAGTGACATGGCCTGGGCTGAACGTAATGCCGGCGTCCGGTGCGAAGTCTCGCGGTAGCGGCCACGACAAGAACCTGCTCACCGCCCTATCGAGCGCTTCGGCTTCCGAGCAGTCGCATTGGTCAAGGAACGTCACCTGCCCACCAAGCTCGTCGGCTTTCGCGCTCGCCTGTTGTGCTGCGTCCATGAAGTCGGAAGCGTCAATGAACACGTCCCTGTCCCAAACGTCCGGGCCAACCCCGCCTTGAATCTGTGCCATGTATTGCATTTCAATCTCCTTGGTTTCTTCGGGTACCGAGACGCCCAACAAATCGCTGCACCGGATGCTCAGCCCCGGTGAGCTTGGTCGTTGGGCGTCACTCCATTGTCAGCACAGCAGACGGATACCCGTCATGTGTGACGCCATCGAGCAGGCGGGAGCCGAACGATTTGCGCCCGGCCCTGACCATGTTGCTGTCGGGGCTCATAATGTCGGACCAACCAGGCAAGAACGTGCTGCCGTTCCATGTGCCGACCAGTGCGCCGCTTTGCCCAATGGACACCGGGAACCACTCGCCCCACTGCTTGAACAGGAAAGGCACGCCAGCCTCCGCGCACTGATCCCTGATGCTACGCACCCAGTCCGGGTGCATCGGGCGAGCCTTTGGGCCGGACTCGCCGCCGACGACAACCCAGTCAAGATGCGAACCGTAGGTGCCCCCGCACTTCGTGGCGCGGAACCCGTCGAGGGCGTTGTCGCAGTACGTCCAGTCGTCGTACTGGCTTGCCCTCATGATTCGGTCAAGGCGGACAGGCCCGATCAAAGGCTCGGCCGAGATCCACCGCACCGCCGCCGGCGTGTCGAGCAGCAGCGGGATCCGCTCGTCGGCCGCGGCCTGATCCTCGACCGAGACCCCGAGCCAGACATTCGGCAGAGCCTTGCCAACTGGGCCAGGATCGATACCAAACAGGCGCTCGGCGGCTTGCCGGATGCCGACCCACAGGCAGCGGCCGCTGTGGCTGAAGATCGGATGCGCGCGCATGCGCTCCGGACGCTTCGTCAGCACTTGGAAGACGTGCTGCTTTGCCAGAGCCATGACTGCGAACACTTCGTCCACAAACTCGTCCGGCACATCCGGGTGAAACAGATCCGACATCGAGTTCACGAAGATCCTGCGCGGCCGACGCCAGCGCATCGGCAGGTCCAGTACGTCAGCGTGGCACCGCACATCCGTGAACGCACGACCGAAGTAACGTGTCTGCTTGTTCGCCGACAGCCTCGCCCAGTCGCGCTCGGCATAGCAGTGCTTGCAGCCGGCCGACACCTTCGAGCAGCCGGTGACCGGGTTCCACGTCGCGTCTGTCCATTCGATTCCAGTCCGATCACTCATCACTCGCTTCCCTTTGGGACAAACCCGCCCCGATTTCGATTTATAAAAGCCGCTGAGCGGCCGAACGACCCCTTGACGGTACGTCGGGCCGTCCAGATAGCCCGCGGGGGCTTCACGGGCCGCATTCACGCGCCGCACTCGTCACCCAGATCGAGCCGCCCCTGACGCCGGGCGACCTCCTCCTCGCGCGCGGCGGCGATGATCTGATAGATGCGCATCACGGACAGGCCGTACTTTCTCGCGAGCAGGTGCTGGTTGCGGCCGTTGAACTCGGCAACGATCTGGCGATCGCGCAACGAGAGGCGGTAGCGGGTGCCGCGGTGCATGTAGAAGCTCTCGCCGCCCAGATCGAACGAGAGCCGTTCGGTCTGGTCGAGTGCGAGTTGCGCAAGGCGCTGCACACCCAGGCGCAGGGGCAGATCCTCGGCGTCGAGCAGCTCCAGGAAGAGGCACACGGCGACTTCGCGCAAGCGTTCCGGATACGCCTCATCGAAGAGGCGCTCCAGCGGCGCAAGCACTTCGGCGGGCACGTACGCCAGCGCGGTGCGCTCGGTCGCACTCATGCCCGCTGCCCCCACTTCTTCAGGCTTTCGATCAGAGTCTCTTCCTGCGCGCGGGTGAGGAATTCCAGCTTCTGCACATGGTTGTCGGTCTGGTGCTCGATCCACTTCAGCAAGCCGCGCATGCCGCGCTCGCGCACCCGCCCCTGATCGGCCAGCGCGCACCACAGCGCGTAGAGTTTCTTTTGACGGGGTGCAAGAGGCTTGCGTGCCTTGCCCGGCCGCGGCCAGCCGCATGCGTGAAAGTGCTCGACGAGCGCGGCAAGCTCCGCGACGCTGCATTCCAAACTCGATGTCTTGCCGGCCGCGTGCGCGGCAATCGCGGCCCGGTAGGTCGCATCGTCGAGCTTCAGAAAGCCCTTTGCGGCATGCACGCGGCGCACGAGCTGGGCGTGCTGCGCAGCGCGGGCCGAGGCGAGAGCGGCTGTGACCATGGTTTATCCCCTCCTGAGCGGCTGCTGAACCGAGTTCGCGCAACTGCTGCACAAATCGACCTCGACCCACGAGCAGCCGTCATCACAACCGTGATCCCAGGTGCAGCCGCACACGCGGCAGGCCTGTGCGGGGTCGGTGGTGACCTTCCAGTAGGTGGCGCCGATGGTGGCGTCATCCTTCCGCGTCTCTTCCGCAATCGTGACCCGCTGGAGCGTTCCGAATATCTTCTCGGCCAGACGCTCGACCGCCTGGCGCGCTCCGGATGTGCAGCTCGCCCTGTGCCGACTGCCGAATGTGGCGGTGTACGTGTTGTAGCGGTCCCTGACGGAAATGATGATCTCCATGGCTCAGCCCTCCAGCATCAAAGGCTTGCTGGCACCGACACCACGGTGCAGTTGTGCCCCTCGGCCGGCGCTGCGGCCAGCGTGGTAGGCGTCCTGATCCTTCTCGCTCAGATTCCGGCCGGCATTGCGATCGGTGGTAAAGAGTTCCCCCAGGCGTGCGTACTTGAGCCTAATGTGTGCCTCGACGGCCTCGGCCGCGCCCTCCGGGGGCGTGCTCGCGACGACAGCGGCGCACGCGGTGCGCACCCACCCTGCACTAA